CGAGCGCCTGGGCCGCATCCTCAACACGCACTTCACCACGGGTGACGCCTCGAGCAAGCCGAACGGCATCGTGACGGCGGCTGGTACGGGCAAGACCGGCGCAACGGGCCAGACTGGCTCGGTCATCTTCGACGACATCGTGGACCTCGTCTACAGCGTCGACAAGGCCTACCGCATCGGCGCGAAGTTCATGATGAACGACGCCTCGATCAAGATCCTGCGCAAGCTGAAGGACGGCAACGGTCTGCCCATCTGGACCGCTGGCGGCGCCACGGCCGGAGAACCCGACACGCTGCTCGGCTATCCGGTGGTCCCGAACAACGACATGGCGACCATGGCGGCCAACGCCAAGTCGATCCTGTTCGGCCAGATCAAGAAGTACAAGGTGCGCCGCGTGAAGGACATCACGCTCCTGCGCCTCAACGAGCGCTACGCCGATGCTCATCAGGTCGGCTTCCTCGCGTTCGCGCGCTTCGACGGCCAGCTGCTCGACGCGGGCGCCGACCCGGTCAAGCTCTACGTCAACAGCGCCACGTAGTCCACGCGGTCTCACCTGACCCGTGCCAAGTGGGGTCGCTCCAGTCCGGAGCGGCCCCACAGCCTAACGGAAAGGACCTGTTCGCATGGCCGCAGATACCTCGTACAACCCCAAGATCTACAAGCGCGACGGCGGCAACACCCAGGTGTTCGCCTCTGGTGCCGTACTCGCGGTCGACCAGGCCGGTATCGGTGGGCCCTGCAACCAGGTCCGCATCCGCACCACGACGGCCAACGTCAACGCTGGCGCCACGCTGCTCCAGGCGCTCCCAGGCTACAAGTACCGCATCCATGACATCGCGATGATCGCGATCGGTGGCGCGGCGACGACCTCGACCACCATCGACGTTCTGGCGACGCAGTCGACGGCCAGCGTCAAGCTGTTCGCCGGCGCTGTGGCCAACCTCACGCAGAGTGCGGTGCTTCGCGCAGGCGCGACTGGCGGCGCGGTGCTGGCTGACGGCGCATCGTTTGTGGCCAATGACGCCAACACGGCCATCACCATCGGCAAGACCGGTTCGGCGATGACCGTGGCCACCCACATCGACGTCCTGCTGACCTATTCCGTCGAGGCCGCCTAAGGTCATGGTCCGCCATGACTTCACGCTGACCGTCAACGCGTCTGGTGCCGCGACGGTCCTGTCAGGCCAGCCGGCGCAGGGTGAGATCTACCAGATCCGCTACGTGCCGGACGGGGTCAACCCGCTGGCCACTGGTGCGGACCTGACCATCACCGGTGCCGGCACGGGCCTGGTGATCGCGACGCTGACTGACATCGGGACGTCCGCGACTCAGTGGGCGCCGCGTCAGGCCACGCACACAGTGGCCGGCGCCGCCGCGCTCTATGCCGCCGCTGGCGTGGCGGTCAACGACCGCATCGGCATCTTCGGCGAGCAGATTCAAGTCGTGGTCGCGCAGGGTGGCGTGTCGAAGACCGGCACGCTCTATATCTGGGTGGGCTGAGTCAATGCGGGTGCGGATGCTCAAGTCGATTGCCGCGTTCGACTGGGACTACCAGCCGGGACAGGTCGTTGACTTGCCAGAGGATACGGCTGCCGCCTGGTGTGCCAGTGGCATTGCGACGGCGGCTGAACTCGAGACGGCTATGGCCGTGTCGGCGCCTGAGCGTGCGGTGACTCGTGTCAAAGGCAGAGGCCGCGGATGAGCGACGAGTGTTACACGCTCTCGCTGGTCACGGCTCCGACCGTCGAGCCGGTGTCATTGGCCGACGCGAAGACCCATCTGCGAGTAGACGACGACGATAGTAACGATCTGATTGTGGCGCTCATCGGCGCGGCCAGGCAGCACGTCGAGACCGTGACTGGCCGCGCGTTGTGCACGCAGACGTGGGACGTGCTGTTCGACGAGTTTCCTGATGATGACCCACTGTGGCTGCCGAAGGCGCCGCTGCAGTCGGTCACGAGCGTTGGCTATATCGACGGGAACGGCGCAACGCAGACCTGGAGTAGCGCGAACTACACCGTTGATGCGCCGGCGGGTCCGCATGCGCAGCGCGGGCGGATCTATCCCAACTACGGCGGCCTGTACCCGCTCACACAGGCAATTCCGAATGCCGTCACGGTGCGGTGCATCTCGGGCTACGGGTCTACGGCGGCCACGGTGCCTGGTCCTATTCGGGCGGCGATGAAATTGCTGATCGGGCATTGGTTTGAATCGCGAGAGGCTGTCTCTGGTGATGTTGGCATGCCTATTCCGATTGGCGTGGACGCGCTGTTGTGGCCGTTCAAAGTGTGGTGACGCATGAAGGCCGCCGTATTGCGACATCGAGTTACGTTGTCTCAGGCGCCGACGACCTCAGATGACAGCGACGGATTCTACTCACCGCTGACCCCGGCCGCTGTGTGGTGCTCCATTGAGCCCACCGCGCCTGGCACATCCGATAGCACCCGCACGCAAACCCACTTTGTGACCATGCGCTATCACCCGCAGGTGACGATCGACACGCGAATACTCTTCGGGTCGCGCCAACTGTTTGTGAAGGGCGTGCAGAACGTGGGCGCACGCAACCGAGAACTGCGGTGTGTTTGCGAAGAGGTGATCGCGTGAGCGCCAGTGTGGAACTGGTCGGCATCGAAGCCTTCCGGGCGGCGCTCCGCAGTCTGCCCGATGACCTGCGGAACGAAGCGGATGTCGTCGTGCAGGCACAGGCCGATGCGATGGCGCGTGAGGCGCAGCAGGCGTATCCGGAAGGGCCGACCGGCAACCTCCGACGCGGCGTGACCGTGCGGACGCTCCGCAGTTCCTACAGCGTGGCCGCGCAGGTCCGCAGCCGTGCGCCGCACGCGGCCATTTTCGAGACGGGCACGAAGAACCGGCGCACCGACAAGGGTTACAACCGGGGCGCGATGCCGCAGCCGGCTGAGGCGGATCGGTTCATCCCAAAGGCTATTCGTGCCCGTCGTCGACTCACCTCGGCGCTTATCGACATCGTCCGCCGTGCGGGCTTCGAGGTCTCGGCATGACGCCGTTCTTGACGCTCTACACGCCGACGTTCCGCCGTCCTCGTGGTCTGGCCAGGAACTTCGCCAGCGTGGCCGCGCAGACGGCGGTGCGTGACATCGAGCAGATCGTCATCCCTGACCATGTTGGGATCGGCATCGACGGCATGTTCTCGCGGGTGCAGCACTACACCGGGGCCGTGCACGGGCGCTATGTGGCCTTCCTCTGCGATGACGACGTGCTGGCTGGACCGGATGTGGTCGCCAAGGTGCAGGCGCACGCGGAGGCGGAAGGCTATCCGGCGCTGATCGTCGTGCAGACTGAGAAGAACGGGTCTGTGTGGCCGTCTGGGGCGGCGTGGCCACCGCGCATGGGGTCGATCGACCTGAACTGCACGATCGTTCGGGCTGACGTCTGGCGGGCGCACGCGCACTGCTACGGGGCGCGGTACGAAGGTGACTACGACTTCATGTCGGCGCTCTACGCCAGCGGGATCTATGCGGTGCCGCTGGACCTGCTGTTCTCGCGCGGCGGTGTAAGCCGTGGCGCGGAAGAGGCCGAGCCGTGACGTTCATCGATCCTCGGGCCAAGGTGCTGCGGCACATCGACCGGATCGCCGCATGGGACCGCGGCGAGACGCCTGCTCCTGTGACGGTGGAGTGGGATCTGTCGAATCGGTGCGTCCTCGGCTGTCAGGATTGCCACTTCGCGCACACCCATGTCAGAGGACCGTGGGCGACGAAGCCGCGCATGCTGCCGATGGCGTTTGATGGCACCGGGGATCTGGCGGATACCGGCCTCGTGATGCGGACGCTGGACGACCTGCACAGCGCAGGCGTCAAGTCGATCGTGTGGAGCGGCGGCGGGGAACCGACCACGCATCCCGACTGGCTGGACATCGTGAAGTACGCCGCCCTGCGGGGTTTTGAGCAGGGGATGTACACCTGTGGCGGGCTGCTGACGGCGGCCTCGGCTAGCGCGCTGGCCTCGATGGCCTCGTGGGTGGTGGTCTCGCTCGACGCGGCTGATGCTAACACCTACGCGGCCGAGAAGAGCGTCCCGGCTTCGCGGTTCCTCTCGGCGTGCAGCGGACTCACAGCCCTGATCGGCGCCAAGGCCACAGTGGGCGCGTCGTTTCTGCTGCACGCCGACAACTGGCAGCGAGCCGACGAGATGCTGACACTGGGCCGCCATCTTGGCGCGCACTACGTCACCTTCCGGCCCGCCATCCAGACGGCGCAGGACCGGCCGAGCGTGCCCACGGGCGATCGGTCATGGGTGCTGCAGGCGATGCCGTCGCTGGTGGCCCTGTCGAACGCTGCCGATGTGGAACTCGACGTGGATCGGTTCCTCGCCTACGCGGCATGGACGGATCACGGCTACAGCAAATGCCACGGGGTGCAGTTGAACACGACGATCACCCCTGACGGGCGCGTGTGGGTCTGTCCGCAGCGGCGCGGCGTGTCGGCGCTGGGCGACCTGCGGCGGGAAGCCTTCGGCGACATCTGGGCGCGGCATCCTCGGACGTTTACGGTTGATGCCGGCTGCCGGGTCATGTGCCGACTGCATCCGGTCAACGAGACACTGGCGGCGCTGCGGACACCTCGGGCGCATGAGGCGTTCGTATGAAGGTGCTGGCGGTGCATCCTGGTGCGTCGTGGAGCACGGCGGACGTGTTCGACGGGCTGACCTATGGCCTGCGGCAGATTGGCGTGCAGGTCGAGACCTATCGCCTCGATACGCGGATCGAAGCATCGGCCAACGCGCTCCATGCTCTGTGGCGGAAGAAGCGGAAGGACGTGCCCGACCTGCCCAAGCCGAACATTGCCGACATCCAGTACCACGCTGGTGTCGGTGCGCTCGAGATGGCGCTGCGGCTGCAGGTCGATGTCGTGCTGATCGTCTCGGCCATGTTCCTGCACCCGGACATCCTCGTGATGATGAAGCGTGCCGGGCTGAAGACGACCGTCCTCTTTACGGAGTCGCCCTACGACCACGCGGAGGAACTGAAGATAGCGGCGATGGTCGACGGCTGCTGGACGAATGAGCGGGCGTGCCTGTCGGACTTCCGAGCGGTCAACCGGAACAGCGGTTACCTTCCGCACGCATGGCACCCGCTGAAGCACACCGCCGACATGGCCGACCCGGACAACGTGCCGGCGCATGACGTGGTGTTCGTCGGATCGTTCTTCCCTGAACGTGTGGCGTGGTTCAACGCCATCGACTGGACGGGGATCGACCTCGGCATCTACGGGACCTGGAAAGGGCTGGGGCTGAAGAAGCAGGTCCGCGACATGTGCCGCGCTGGTCAGGTGGACAACGTGTTCGCCTCGGCGCTCTATCGCAAGGCGAAGATCGGCCTAAATCTGTACCGCACGCGCGGAAGTCGGCGGCTGCCGTTGTCGCACGCTGACGGCCGACGGCTGGTGCCCGAATCCCTGAGTCCTCGCGCCTACGAACTCGCGGCGTGCGGCTCGTTTCATCTGTCAGAACCCCGAGCGGAAGTGGCGGAAGTGTTCGGCGCGTCTGTGCCGACCTTCAGCAGTCCGCAGGAGGCAGCGGCGTTGATTCGTCTGTGGCTTGCTGATGAGCCAAGGCGGGCGGCGGTGGCTGCGTCTCTTCCGGCCTGTGTGGCCGAGGCGTCATGGGTGACTCGTGCGCGCACGGTCGCGGGAGACATCCAGAACCTACTTCAACAGCGAGCCGCAGCGTAGCGGCACGAAAGGATCGAACCGATGGCCGCATATGCAGGCAAAAAGGGCGTCGTCTACATGTCCACGACGGGCAGCGGAGCCGCGACGAGCGTGCTCCAGCTGAACGCGTGGAGCATCAACGCCACCACCGACAAGATCGAGGTCACCCCGTTCGGGTCGGCCAACAAGACCTACGTGCCGGGGCTGCCGGATATTCAGGGCACCTTCGGCGGGTTCTGGAACGACAGCGAGTCGAAGCCCTTCACCGCGGCGTCGTCCACGGACGGCATCAAGCTGTACCTCTACCCCTCCAGCGATGCGCCGACCAAGTACTGGTACGGCCCGGCCTGGCTGGACCTGAGCATGGACACGGGCGTCTCTGGCGCGGTGACCCTGTCGGGCAGCTTCGCCGCGAACGGTTCGTGGGCTTCGACGCTGTAAGCACATGGCGCTGACGATGACCGGACACGATGGGACCATCGTGTGGGGCTACCACACGGCGGCGTCCTGCGTGTCCTGGTCCCTTTCGGCGACTGGCACGACCGGCACGCTCATCGCGCAGGTGAGCTCGGCCGACCGCTTCAAGCTCACGCAGCAGGACTTGAAGTTTCGTGTCAGGCGTCAGACCGGCACTTCGTGGGAGTGGCCGATTGAATCGCTGCAAATCGCAGACCGGACGATTACCGCGACTGTCCGCCTGCAGGAGTAAGAACACCGATGGCACGCAATCGATTCGTGAAGCCGCAGACGGTGCGGCTGGAGCTTTCCGACGGCGACTGGATCGAAGTGAAGAAGGAACTGAACGCGGGCGAGCATCGCCGCGTGTTCGGGCGACTGGTCAAGGACATGCGAGCCGGTGAACGGGCGCAGCTGGACCCGGAGCAGGTCGGACTCACGAAGGTCGTGGAATACCTGGTGGCGTGGTCGCTGGAAGACAACGGCAAGCCGGTGGAGGTCACCGAGGGAGCCATCAACAGCCTCGACGCGCAGACGTTCGGCGAGATCGTGAAGGCCATCGACGCGCACGAAGCAGCCGTCGATGCCGAGATCGAAGCACGAAAAAACGATACGGATGGCGGGAAGGTGTCCTCTCCGATCTCGCCATCTGCCGGTTTGTAACGGGGTGGACGCTGGAGGATGTGCGCGCCCTCCCGCGTGATGAATACGCGCTGATCCTCGACCAGATCCGAGCCGCCGCGACACCGGACCCTGACTGACTATGGCTGTTACCGCGACCTTCAAAGCTGACTTCTCTTCCTTCACGGCGGCCGTGGAGAAGGCTGAAGTGAAGCTGCGTTCGTTTGAGACGGGCGCAAGCAAGGTGGAGAAGTCGCTGTCGCGGATGACAGACAGCTTCAGCGGCCGGCGGGTGATTCAGGAAGCCACACTCACCGCCAAGGCTATCGACGATATCGGCGGCGTGTCCAAACTGACCGAGAACGAACTGAAGCGGGTGTCCTCGCAGGCGCAGGAGGCGGCGGCCAAGCTCAAGGCGATGGGGATGGATGTCCCTCCAGGCATCCAGAAGATTGCCGACGCCACGAAGGATACGTCGAGCGCGTTCGACAAATTCAAGGGCGCGCTTGGGTCGGTCAATGGCCTGCTCGGCGCGTTCGGGGTCGGTCTGAGCGTGTCGGCGGTGGTCGGCTTCGGCAAGGCGCTGCTCGATGATGCCGACGCGCTGGTGAAGATGTCCGACAAGACGGGCATTTCGATACAGGGGCTGCAGCGGCTGCAGGTCGCAGGCGACGACGCGGGCAACACCATCGAAGAGATGTCCTCGGCCATCAACCAGATGCAGAACCGTCTGGTGGGTGGCGATGCGTCGGCTACGGGTGCCCTGCAGAAACTGGGGATGTCCTTCGCGGACATCAAGAACCTATCCCCTGACCAGCAGTTCATGGCCATCTCGGACGCCTTGCGCGGGGTGGAAGATCCGGCGCAACAGGTGGCCATCGCAATGGATCTGTTCGGCAAGTCTGGTGCGTCGGTCCTGCCCACGCTGAAGCGCGGGTTCGACGACGTGCGGGATGCGGCGGTCGGGATGTCGGAGGACACCGCGCAGGCGCTCGACAAGATGGGCGACGACTTCCAAGCCTTCTACCGCACCACGAAGGGCGTGGCGGCCGGCGTGGCGGTTGAACTGTACCGGGTGGTACAGGACGGGTTGAATCCGCTGACCTACGGCTTCAACAGTGCTAAGCGGGAAGTCGAGTCATGGGATAAGGCGCTGGCTGGGGCGACGGAAGCCGCCGGCAAGACTGCGCCGAATCTGCGGGCGGCCTTCGGCGCTGAAGTTCAGACCGAGTTCAAGGCGAGCGAGTCCGCTCTGAAAGCGTTCGACCGGGAGATGGCCGAGTCTACCCGCCAGCACGAGATGGCCGCCAGCGCAGCCAAACGGCACAAGGACGAACTGGCCCAGTTGCGGGCGCGGATTGCTGAGATCAACATGGCCGCGGCTGCGCCTCCCGTGGCCCCTCCGGTATTCAACCTCGGCGCGGGCAACCTCCCTGGCCTGTCAGACCTGCGGGACATGGTGTCCGGTCAGGACGCCGCGGCACGCGTGCAGGCGGCTGTGGCCTCCGGTGGCGCGGCTGGATTGGCCACCATCGGCCAGCAGCTGCCGGCGCTCATGTTCGACGGCACCAGCAGCGGCTTCAGTCGGGCCGTGTCGATGCTGCCTGAACTGCTCCAGCGGTCGTTCACGGGCGGCGGCGGGATGTCGGGTGCCTTCTCCAGTTTCGGGTCCATGCTCGGCGGTGAGCTTGGCGGGAAGCTGTTCGCCGCGGGTGGTCCGCTCAACGGTCTCGGCAACAAGCTGGCGGGCCTGTTCGGGTCCTCGCTCGGTCTGGCGCTACCTGGTATCGGGTCGGTCGTAGGTTCGCTGCTCGGCGCGGCACTGCCGAAGGTGTGGAACGGGATCAAGAAGCTGTTCGGCGGCCCCTCCGCGCAGGAGATGGACGGTCGGGCGCTCGAGAAGGACTTCGAGCAGAGTTTCGGCACGTTCAACAACATGGTGGAGTCCATCGGCGCGGCTTACCGTGCGACTGGACGCACCAGCGAACAGGCGCAGCGGGATGTGAAGGCGCTGCTTGATGCCGAGCGCGAAGGTCCGGCAGCCGTGCAGGCGTGGATCGACCGGCTGCGGGCGGTGCAGGCAGAAGCCGACGCGCTGAACGCCCAGACGAACGCGGCCACCACGGCGACCGTCAACGCGCAGGCCGAGCAGATGCAGAAGGCGCTGGACGACCTCGCCAAGCGCCGGGACGACCTGCTCGGGTCCATCGCCAACGAAGCGCCAGAGGAAGTCATGGGCGTCATCGAAGCCCAGACGCGCGGCCAGATCGCAGCCCTCGACGCCGAGATGGAAGCGCAGCGGGCGGCGATGAAGGCTAACGCGGAGGACGGCGCGAGTGCGGCGGTTGTCGCCATCAAGGACGAGTTCTCGGACCTTGAGATCCACGTCCCGATCGTGTTCGACATCCCGCGCGTGCCGGGCTTCCCGATAGAACAGCCAGAGCCGGTGCCGGGAGCATCGACTGGAGCCAAGGTGCTGCCGTTCGGTATCCAGCATCTTGCCGGTGGCGGCTGGGCGCGTGGCACGGACACGGTGCCTGCGATGCTCACCCCTGGCGAACTCGTGCTGAACGCGGCCCAGCAGAAGAACGTCGCGCGGGCGATGAGCGGGTCGACGTCGGTGGTGATCAACGTCAACAATCCGAGTTTCGACACCCCGGCTGGCCGTGCGAAGACGCTGCGCCAGATGAACCGCGCCTTCGCCGATGAACTGCGGCGGACGAAACGGATGGCCAGCTGATGGCCTACCTGCAGGCGCTCTCTGGGATTGCTCGGTCTGGGGTGACCTATGCCAGCTGGACGCATCCGGCGTTCGTGGTGACGGTCGGCGGTACCACGCGGTCGATTGTGATGGACGGATGGGCCATCACGGACCAACTGAGCGCGCCATCGGTCTGCACGTTCACGCTCGACAACGTGACGCCCACGATCGGGCACGACGTGAAGGTCCGCTACTCGGCAGCGAGTGACTACCTGTTCGGCGGCACGCTGTTGCAGGCCGAGGCTGAGATCGTCAGCCCCTCCCATGTGCTGTGGCACTGCACGGCGACGGGGTACGCGTGGCTGCTCGGGCAGTTCATCGTGCAGCGGTCGTTCACGAACACGTCCATCAACACCATCGTGGCCACGCTGCTGGCTGACTACACGGACGGCGATTTCTCGCCGGGTTACTGCCCCTTCGACGACCGTGTGACGGTGGAGTTCTCAGGCGTCACGATTCCGGACGCGCTGAGCCAGTTGGTGTCCCTTGCGCCGACCTCGGGCGCGTGGTGGGAAGTCACCCCGGACAAGCGCGTGAACCTGTGCGCCACCTATCCGGACGCCAGCCTGAGTCTGGGCAACAGTTCAGCGGCCCATGCGCTCCGCTACACCGCCGATCTGACGCAGGTCCGCACGCGGACGAAGGTCGTGGGCGTAGAGACGACGGTTCGTTCGACCGTGTCACCCGGGGCCACCTCCATCAGCGTGGCCGAGATCGGCTGGTTCCAGCCGTCTACGATTGCGGCGTCGTCGGGGGAAGCCATCGCGGGGGCGAATGAACTGGCCTACACCGGCACGACCAGCGACACAGGGCTGGCCAGCGTCACCTACGGTCCCGGCACGTTGACCGGCGTTACGGGTGTGACCGATGCAATCGCGGAAGGCGAGCGGATCGCGGTGCTCTACACCTACAACGACACGAGCGCACAGACGGCGATTGCGGCGGTGCTCGGGTCGCCCTCAACCGGCGTGATCACGCATTGGATGACCGATTCGTCCCTATCGCTCGTGGCCTGCAAGGCACGCGCAGAGGCGGACGTGTCGCAGTACGGCGCGGCGGTGGCGGCTATCGACTTCGACAGTGGGGCACGGCATGTGCGGATCGGGCGTGTCGTTGCGGCCTCGATTACCTCGCCCATCACCATCTCCGGCAACTACCAGATCCAGCAGGTCGTCACCACCCCACGCGGGCGCGTGAGCGGCACCACTGTGGATCTGAACAAAGCGATTTCAGCAGGAGCCACGGCGACACGGGCCGACAGCATCCTGGCGAGGGTCAACTAGTGGCGTCAACAATTACGCGCACGACGTGGACGAATGACACCGGCACGGCAGCCAGTCCGAACGCCGACGGGACGGTCATCAACAACGCGGCGCTGCAAGCCATCTACGACAAGATCGACCAACTGCTGGCGGGGGCCTCTCCTTACAACCCGATCATCCTCGGCGGGTCGTTTCAGGCGGACGGGCAGCCTCATTGCTGGGCGTTCCACTCGACGACGCAGAGCCTCGCGAACAACAGCTGGGACCCGCTCTCGCTCGACACCGAAGGCGTCGATGTCGGGTCGATGCACTCGACCGTCACGAACACGAGCCGGATCACCATCCCGACTGGGCAGGGTGGCTACTACACCATCACCGCGCAAGTCGGCTTCGCGCTGAACGCGACCGGCATCCGTGGCGTTGGGATTCGGCTCAACGGGTCGTCCATCCTACACAGCCAGATCCTGCCGGCCTACAACACCGGGTCCGAACTGCACACCATCCAGGCGTCGTTCCAGCACACCGCGGCCGCGGGTGACTACTACGAGGTCGTCGGGTTCCAGACCTCTGGCGGTGCGCTCAACGTCGGGTCCGCCAACACTCGGTCGGCCGTCTCTCTTATCGTATCGAGGCTCTACTAATGCGACTCCTCTACGCGTGCGTGTTCTGGCTGGTGGCCTCAGTCGCGGCGGCGTCTATTCCGCCTCCGGTGAACCCGACCACCAACGCGGCCCCAGCGATTCAGGCGGCGATTGATGCCTGTCCGGATGGCTGCGTGGTGCAACTGGAGCCGGGCGTCTACCGCCTCGCCTCAACGGTCAACGTGCCGTCGAACATCGTGCTGGCGGGCGCTGGCCCCATGACGCGGGTGCAGGTCGAAGGCAACCGCTACGGGTTCCTCATCACCGGATCGCACGTCTGGATCGGCAGCTTCACGCTGTCGGCGGTCACGACGCAGACGAGTGGTGGCGGTATCTCGTTCGCCTCGGCCGGCTACAACGTCGCGGTGGCCAATCTGGTGTTTGAGCACGGCCTCTACATTGGCGTGGACGTCGCCCCAACGGTGGCGGATCGCGGCATCTACACCCTGCGGAGTCTGCGCTGGAACGGCGTGGCGTCCAGCAACACGGCGGTGCGGATCGGCAACGGCATGCACCATCTGTCTGATGTCTCTGTCACGGATCTGTCGGGGACGGCCTCGACGCCTGCCGACATGGCGGTCTGGGTGGATGTCCTCCCGCAGACCGATACCATCGACCTCGGGCGGCTGACGCTCATCAAGGGCGGTGCCGGGGTGCGCGTGGGCGTTGGAGCCACGACTCCATCAGCGGTGACCGGCGTTACCCTGCACGACTCGCCAGCCATCGAGAGCATGACGACATACGGCGTGCTCATCCAGTCAGCGAACAATGTCAGGATCGAGAACATCTCGGCCGCGCAGAACCAGGGCGGCGTCGGCATAGGCGCGGGCGTGCGCGGGCTACTGCTGACAGGCTCAGTCCTCCACTACAACAAGGGCGACGGCGTCACGATGTGGGCCGGTGCCAACGGCGCGACCATCAGCAACAACCTGATTGCCGACAACAACACGCTCGGCAGCTACTGGGGCTTCGGCGTGAGCATCGGCAGCGGGGTCTCGGACTTCACTGTGAGCGGAAACCGAATCGGCAACGCGCTGCTGTGGGGCGGCGGCTTCCAACGCTACTGCGTGTTCCTCGCCTCGGGAGCATCGAACCGCTACAGCATCACCGGCAACGCCTGCGTCGGGCACACCTACGGTGACATCGTCGATGGTGGAACGGGGACGAAGAAGGTCGTCTCTGGGAACTACTGACCGTCATGTTCCGCTGGTATCTCGACTGGAGGGCACGCACCTTGACGGATGAGCG